TGATACTCAAAGAATGGATGATGTCGCGCACGTTGGCCATCGCTGTCAAGTTGGCGCTGATGGTTGTGTCGATGTTGTTGCTGGTGTCTTGTACGTCAAGCACTGGACCCAGTGCACAACTCACCTGCGAGCAACGTTTTGACCGTGCTTTGGAACGCGGGGTGTCTTACACCGAGGCTCTAGGCGATTACTCGCAGTGCCTCATTGACCGTGGTGACACGGTGAATACGTCGGCGAGGAACTACTGATGGTTATTCCATTTTTGGATGGACACAAAACAGTGTACGTTCCTGTTCCTAGACATGTTGGCTCAGGTAGCGCAACGACACCAAATCGCAAAAAGCACAGGGTACGGGCAGCGAATAAACGTGCTCGAGCCGCTCGCAAGAAAAATCGGAGGCGTCGGTGACCACCAGCGCACCCAACCCCGACAACCACGAAAACGACACCTCACTCGAGGGCATCATCGCCCGGGTGGTGCGTGAACAGGTAAGCGAAACCGTCAAGCCGATTTTGCAACACCTTGAAGCCGTCGGCGACGGGGCGCAAACCCTGACCGTTGCCCAAGCTTGTAAATACGTTGGCGGCAAACTCAGCGACACCACCGCCCGTGAACTGATTCGCTCTGGCGATTGGAAAGCCTTCAGGCTCAATGACAGCCCCAACAGCACCCTGTTCGTTGTCAAAAGCAGTATCGACGACTGGATGCAAAAACGGCTAGCCCGTACCGACCAGATGGGCGAGGGCTACCCGTTAGAAAGCTATCTCAAATAAAAATGGCACCTCCTGCAACCCCTTGCAGATGGCGCCGAATTCTCAGAACGGAGAACTGCCGATATGCTAGCACATCCACAACTCAAAGGTTCGTTACTTACTCATCTCGTGAGCGCGTTGGATTCCGACGACCCTACTGATTTCGACATCGCTGCCGCCAACATCGCCGCACGGTTCGCCGACTGCCAGACGCCCATGATTGGGCTGGCGTTTGGGGTGCCCTTGCAGCTTTCCAACGCCGCCGTCCTGCTGCGTAACACCTGGGGCATCTCGCTCGAGCGCATTCGTGTTGCCAATAAGACCCAACCACATTTACAGATTGTTGCCGTCTTGTTGCCTGAAGTTCCCCACAGCTTGCCGCACTTTCACGATAAAGACGTTGTCCCAAACGCCCCTATCAGCGAAAAGCGGATGCTCGTCAATGCCTGAGCAAACTCTGCGCGACATCGAGCGCATCTGCGACTTTCCGCTTGATCCACCCGAGTATCCCGAACAGCCACCCTTTGAGGGTTGGACTTATGACGACGAGGTGAATGATGAGCAAGAAACCGAGTAGCGCCCTAGCCATGATGAGCACCCCCGAAACCTATGACGTGAGCAAGCTGAACTTGGTGGCAGTGCAACCAGACGCTCCCGTCATGCTCGAGAGTGTGCTCGAGACCTTCGAAGAAAATGAAGGACGCCCCATCGCCGCCAGCGACTTCGTGCGCATCACCACGCCTAAGAGCGCCGCGTGGGAAATCCCTGACGGTGACGAATCCAACGGCATGCGCTACGAAAAAGCCATCGAAGGCGTACCCGTTTTTTGGAAGATGTCACGCACGTTCTACGTCGGCGAGTATGGCGAAAACCCCGTGCCAGCCTGCTACAGCGTTGACGGCAAAACGGGTATTGGTACGCCCGGGGGTGACTGCGCTAGTTGCCAGTTCGCACAGTTTGGTGCCGACGGCGAACCCCCCGCGTGCCGGCTGCGCACCGAGGTCTACGTGCTTGTCCCCGGTGTGTTCTTGCCGATTGTTATCGTGTTTAGCCCCGCCAACAACAGGTCATGGGCAGACTTTCGCCGCGACGTGTTTCACAAGCACTACTTGCCTCTGCACCGTTGCGTGGTGCGCTTTGAGTTGACGCCCGAAAAGTCTGCCAACAAGCGCGAATACATGCGTATCGTGCCGAAGTTCTTGGGGGCAATTACCCCTGAGCATGAAGAAAGCCTTGTGACATTCAAGCGTTCGCTTGCTGGTGTGTTGCTGAAAGATAACTCGGCAAACGTGTTACCCGAAGAAGCGCAAGACCTTGCTGAAGCCGTTGCTGATGCTACTGGCCGTTGGTTTGTCACCGTGCGTGACACTGTGCTCGACGATGATGACATGCGTGCTTGGTGGCTCGAGCAAAAGACAGGCATGCCCTCACTGGCTGACGTGGTGCGCACCCTGACCGCGTCGCAATTCCGCGAACTGCTCAACGAAGCCAAGCACTTTGCGCTCGTCCGCGACGGCATGACCATTGACCAAGTGATTGACGCCAACGCGCCCGTCAGCGATGACGAGGCAGCGGAGTTACTGGAATGACGCTGCCTCGGTTGCCCATTGCGGTAGTGCGGCATCAGCATTTTGAACATGTTTATAGTGGCAGCTCTGGCCTTCCTTCAATCAGAATGTATGGCCAGAGCCGTGAAGAATGGGCGGAAGAATGCTCGCGTCACGACCACGCCACCGTCTTTGAGGCACGCCGCAACCGCTTCTATTATCGCGGCATATGTATTGACCGCATCGCCAAAGACGAAGCTGAATTGCACCCCATTGTCGCTTGGTACGACTGCGACACGCCTACCTACTACGAAATCGAAGTCAGGCTAACCCCGTTCTCCCACCATAGCGTGCACCGCTTTTTGACCTTGAAAGAGGCGGTGTACTTTTTGCTGCACGCCAACCTTGGTGACCAATCCTCCGCTTTTCAATCTATAGTTTTGCCGCGTATACGGCAGGGTGACGACTACCCGAAAGTGACCCTCTAGGAGTGACTATGAAAGAACGTCCCACATTTGCTGAACGCCTTGCTAATGCCCAAAACCCCGAATACCCCCTAACTTATCCGCAGCTACTGGTTGAACTCGCCGATGCCTACAGCGACGCCCGTACCGACATGGTGGCAGTCGAAATCAGGCTGGCAGAGCACAATTCCGTTGCTGAACGCAAACGCGCCGAACTTGTCGCCAGTGGTGAACTCCCTGGCAAAACCGTCGGCGAACGCGAAGCCGCCCTGCTCCTTGACGAGGGCTACCAAGCCTGCCTTGCCAATGTGCAAGAAGGCGAAAACGCCGCTAAGGCTGCTAGGGCGTTGGTGGACATTGCTAGCAGTGACCTCAAGGTGATGAACAAAGTATTGGAGACGCTGTTCTATGAACGCACGACAAATTGAGATTTTTAGCGCGGAAGGGCGCGAGCTAGGTGATGTTGCGGATGATTTGCAGCGCAGTTACGCGGCTTGGCTCAAAAGCCACGACCCCATCGTTGTTAGCACGCAAACTACCCACCAAACCGTCGTCGGCAACCCTGACGACCCCGTTGAGTACCACTTCATGACCCTCACGGCGATGTACCGACCGCGTGCGTTGCGGCAAGATTGGACAAACCCCGACGACGTCAAGCCCGAATCCGACCCTGACGACCTGCCCAATGAAGAGGATTTAGCGTTCTGATGACCGAAGACGCCATCCTAGAAACCTACGGTCACGAAGTCACTGACCCCCTCGAGAAAATCTACCTGTTCGGTCTTCTCGCTGATGAAACGAGCTACCCCTTAAAGGGTGGCTCTCTCCGCAACAGCGAAGTGCTCGACTGCCCCCGCAAACTGCGCTACCACTACGAAGGCATCCAACCCAGCGACGACGAAGAACCCAGCTTGGCGCTGCGGCTGGCATGGTCTGACGGCAATTTGCACGAAGACGCCATCGTGCAAACGTTGCGGCGTGGTGGCATCATCGTTGCTAATCAGCAAGATTGGGTGCGCGAAACCATCGCTGGCGTGCGCATCTACGGACGCATCGACGGCAAACTCGACAAGCACACCCTGCTCGAAATTAAGACTATCGAATCACACGAAGACCTCGCCGCCATGACCGAACCCAAACCGCGCCACCGCGTGCAGGTGCAACTCTACATGCGCAACCACAACCTCAAAACTTGCGTCTTTTTCTACAAAGCACGTGACACGGGTGCGTTCAAAATCTTCCGCGAACACATCAACAGTGACCTTCTTAACGAGATTGGCGAAAACGTGCGCACGGTAGGCGAAGGGACGCTCGAGACCATCCCCCGCCGCCGCGTGCCTGAGTGCAGTTGGTGCCGCTACCGCACCCTGTGCTGGGAAGGAGATGTACCCCCGTTGAACAACGAACCCACCCCCGTCGTTGGCACTGACCCCATCACCAACCAAGCTATCTACGACATTGCAGAACTTGACCAAGGGGTATGTCGCTCGTGTGGCGCACCCATTTTCTGGGCAACGTCCAAGAATGGCAAAAAGATGCCCGTCAACAACATGGGCATCTCGCACTTCACCGACTGCCCCAACGCCACTGCTCACAGCAAGAAGAGTTGACGCCATGACGCGGGGAGAGTTTGTGAACGCTAGAGACGGC